CTCTGTTCAGGTAAGGTTTCCCCATTGTAGGGCTCTACCTCCTGAACCAAATCATCCTCTTTACGCATGGATTGCTCTTTAGCAAGCTGCTTGTGGTTTGCTTCCCAATCTCCGCCATCGTATGCAATCGACTCTTTTTCACGGGTACTGATACCCAAATCAACCCTTTTTTGTGCTGCGTTAACTTCTTTTTCAGGGTCAATACTGCCAGGACTATCACCGATCCAGTTACATCTTGTGTATGCCTGTCTTATTCTTATATCTGAAAAGAATCCAGGTGCTTTTACTCTACCAATTGCGACCGCTTCCTCAAACCATAAATCTTTTATTGGTTCGCAAAAATTGGTTGCCATGAAATCCCTGCGAATCCTGACAATTCGCCAAAAATCCAGCATAGCCGCACGGCTGGCAGAATAACTACTTGAAAAATGTTTAACTAATACTTCAAACGGTATTTCGAGCGTTGCGCCGACCTGTTTTATCATCGACAAGAAGAACGGGTCAAAGTTAACGTTCGGCCTTCCTAAATCAGGAGAAACAGGCTCCTCACCTGGGAGCAGATTAACAACCTTGCCGGGTCCTTCCAAATCTGTAGCAACTTCGCCGTTCCATGATTGCGCGCTTCTTAAATACCTTTCGCTACTTTCACCCTCGAAAAGAGACTGAAACGCTTCCGGGTCCATCTTTATAAACACAGCAAATGCGGCAGAAATGACGGCGGCCTGTAATTCTGCTTCTGAATATCTGGATAGTTGTTTTAAATGTTCAATAACAGGAGATAAGTACGGCACTCCGCGAACCTGCCCAGGTCTTCGCTTATCAAACAAGTGCAAAACATTTTTACGACCGTTTTTTCCATAAGCGTCAACGTCAACCCATTCCATGCTTGTACGTTTAAATGATCCAGGGTGTTGTTTTGATATTGAGTAGCTTACAGCAGCTCCATTCTCATCAATCTTGACACCTGCCACCATAGATTTTGTGTCAGATAAACTATTTTTATTTGCTAGTCTGTCTGCTTCGATTAGCTGTACAGCAAGCGAGTATGGAAAATTGTTTTTCTTGATTGCTGGAGTGATAGCGATCACGTCCCCGGATTCAAGCATTGACCTGAGAGCTAATGATTGCAATCCGTAGAAATTCATTGACCTGCTTGCGTCACAAAAAGTAGAATTACACCAGATAAGCCACTCTGCCTCAACTTCACGCTTCCAGTCCTCGGCCTGATCATCGCTCATACCAAGATATTTTGTATCTGGATTTAGCTTCATAGACAAGCCTGTACCAATGACATTGCTTACTACGGTGTTGATTGCAGCACCACCAATTGGCGCATTCCTTGCTAAATCGCGTGAGCGTGAGCGCAATGTAGGTAAATCATGAATCGTATCCGCGTTTGCGTCGCCTGAGTATGGCCGGAAGTTTTTTAATGCAGGTCTGGAAAGTGACCCGCCGTTATAGCTTCCGATTAACGCAAGTGCTGCGCGTGATTTGTATCTATCAACTGCTAAATCTGGCCTGAAGTAACCAAGCGCACGATCAAATAAATTAAGTTTTGGCTTATCCATTTACCACCTTGGAGCGACTGTTCTTGATCGGCCTATGCCGCTGGATGAGTTTGTCAGTTCTTTAACTTTATGGTCCCAGAAATCCATCCCATCACGAATTTCTGACAGATTTGCGCGAGTCAATCGCCTTCCTGATATCTCATATGCTTGACCTTGCAAAACCTTTGTTTCAGCTTCGATATACGCTGCAAGTTGAGATTCTGCTTGCGCTAGAGTGATTCCGGCCATGTATAAGCTCCATTTTTACATAAAATACACTATTTTACTGTGCAATGTAATGTGTTATTTATTATTTCTTTCGCCTGAGCATTATATAAATACTTGATATGCTTAAGCCTGTTTCTGCTGATACTTGCTTTACTGATAATCCACTGTTCAATTTATTGATTGCCTCTTCCTTTATTTTCTTAATATTCCTTTTTGCGATATAAGGAATTGTGCCTGACCATGTGCGGCGTATTTCATTTTCTATTTGGTCAAGTTTTTCGTGCAGCGCGCTGTTATTAATTTCCGATTTTATGCGGCCAATGATATCTTCGATTATGTCGATCTGATTCACGCTCTTCCCCAATTTGCCAGTGATATTTTACCTGGTGTTACTACAGTCTGATTATTGGCCGCCATCGAATCCCAGTCCTTGGCCGTGTATTTAGCTGCTCTGATTGATGGGTGATGCAAGATTGCATAATTGTAAATTAGAGTATCAAGCGGTTCATTTCTTACGCCTTGTTTTGGCACAAATCTTTTAGTTTTGCGGTCATAAGCTTCGGATAATATTCCAGAAAAATATTCAGGCGGGAGCTCATTAGAAAACCGAAGCATTCTATCGCTTGGTTCCTTGTCTGAGTCATTCTGCAACTTGGACATAAGATCATGTTTTAAATCTATCGTCCCAACGCTGTATTGTGTGAGTATTTTTTTCTTAGCTATGCCCTTAAATATCACATCAACGGCCTGCCCTTTTTTAAGCGGAGGCGCATTAATGCTGGTCGACCCAAACAATGCTATCGGATTCCTTATTTTTGCCTCTCGCACATAATGACGGACAGCATGAGTTCTATGCCCGCCTGTATCAATCCCGGTAGCTACAATCTGCAATGTGCGGCCTGATTCGTGCTTTACCCCGGCATTAATGTATTCCGTGAGTGTGTTCCAAACATCTTCGTTTGCAGGATCGCCAGGAAATTCTACGTAATCCAAAACCCAAGCGCATAAACCTCTACCCCATCCAACAACTTGTACAGCAAGCCGGTTATCTTGGGTATCGACCGCAGCAGTTACAAACAAAACTTTATCCGGTGCTAGGCACAACTGGTAATGTTCTGCACGTTCCAGCAATGAATTATAGTCAATTACCTGTATCGTACGCTTCCATGTCCTTGCCAATCGCGTGTTCTGGAAAACGATCATCATTGCGTCATTACCAGCGTCAAGCTGTTTCTGTGCTGCTTCATGCTCTTTAAGCAAGTCAGCCCATGACAGCCAGCCGTAAGGCAGATACATTGAATTTGCAGTAAACGACTCTATTTCTCCATCTTCTCCGTTTACCGGATTAGACCATAATCCATTAATAAACATTTTTGTCTTATCTGATTCACGGTGCATCCCGCCACATTCAGAGCATGGATACATTGCAAGGCCGTCATCAGTCATAATAAGGTTTTCAAAGATTAATTCCTGAGCATGTCCGCAGTGGACGCATTCAGCAAGCGCTCGCCTTTGAGTGCCTGATTCAAACAACTCAGCAATGCGTGATTCTCCGTCTATTGTAGGGCTTGAGTAATAATATGATTTTTTGTTATGCTTAAATGTGGTTTGCCGTGATTCTGCCAGCTTGATAGGATCGCCCTCGCCGTCGACGTTTTCTTGGCACCTATCCACCTCATCAATAGCAACGCGGCGTGCCGGGAGTTCTGAAAGATTAGCAGCGCTGCCAGCAGTGGCGATAAACAGACTCCCGCCAACATATTCTTTAATATCAAGATTGTTCTTGGCATCTCGTGAGTTTGGCTTAGCAACCAGATCACGCAATACCGGAACCGCTGCGATGGTTTTGTCGATACGACCTGCAATACGCTTTTGCAATTGGCCGGTAGGCATTAACCATAGAAAATTACTTGGGGATTGATGGACTGTTGAACCGAACCAGTTCAAGCAAACCTGAGTTTTGAATTGCTGACTTGATACCATGCAAACAACAACCTTACATTGATGCTTATCTGATAGGCACCGCATTACTTCTCTTGCATGGGGAGTTCTTGAGGTTCTGTATTTCCCGTACTCATTGCTACCAGTTGACTTTGGTATCACCATGAATTCATCAGACCATTCATCAACCGAAAGATCAAGATCAGGTAATAATGCCGCTGATAAAGTTTCGTATAGTTTGGGATAGCCTGTCATTCAATAACCGGAAGTTTTGCAAAACTTTCAAGCAACAATCTAAACTCACGATCCAA